CTGACTTTGAATCTTTCACCTCGTACTCGATTATGATATCCTTGACCGGTTCAGTAGACGAACGAACCTTTACAGAATCACGTGTACGACGCTTAATAGCCTTATTACGTGAAAGTTGTGAAAAAGTTGGCTTAACGGAAGCACATGTAATAGAAGACATTTCTACCTATATGATGTTATCAAACTTTAAGTTTGTTTGTTCTCCTTTACGAGGATTTTGTTTAATATGTACAATTGTAAAACTAGACCAGCACCTGTATATGCCACTGTGAAGTTCATACCATATTTTCTGGATTGGTAGATGAGCCATAAGCAACTCCCCATTATACCCAACATTACTGCAGTTTTCCGTGTTTCATCAACTTCATCAGAACGCTTAAAATCTTGATGCATTTGAACAAAACCAATACTAAACGCAATCGCAGCGAGTACGTTATCTGTATCCATTTTTATTCTATACTAAGAATATAAAATGGACGCTATACTTGAAAAGTTTGCAGGTAAGATTGATACCCAATCTGTTGTGGTGATGGTTGAAGATATCAAACGGGAATACCTCGGTGATGGTCTCCAGAAGGAGGACATCCCCCCAATCGTCGCGAAGTTGATGATGAACACCGTGAAGTTCAAGAAACTCGAGGGTCCTCAAAAGAAGAAGTTGGTAATCGCAGTGTTGTATCACTTGATTGAAGAGATTGATGAAGGTGAAAAGGATTCGGAGTTTGAAAGTATTCTCAAAACAATGGTCCCACCTATTATTGATGGGTTTGCTACCATGCTTAAAGCTAATAAGGCTGTACAGGACCTATTTTCGTGTTGTATGAAACCAAATTAAGGATTTGAACTATTTACAGTGTAATATGAGGTTTCCACCTTTAGAGGTTATGGTACAATACGGAATATATACTGTAAAAGAACTTAAGCGCTTTTCCCAAGGACTTGTCCCGAAAAAGAAAATTAATACCCTAAGTGAATGTGAAACGTGTGCATTTGTTTATGACGGACGAACTTGTATAAACTGTTATCCATGAAATACTGTACTGTAACGAGTTACATGTCTAAGGGACCTGAAGTTATAAGTAATAATCATATGTGTGCGGAGAGACAACTTATTCGTCGGCTTTACCGTGAGTGTTTAAAAAAAGGGTATAAATCCCATCAATTTACAGAGTGGTTACATCGAAAACATGGTCATTTGGTTATTTTCAGACAAAACGTGTACGGAGACGCTATATCATTACCATGTGTTTTATGCAGGAAAATGATAGAGCGGTATGATATATGTTGGTCAGCACACGATGGAGACCATTGGGTGCATAGTAAAAAAACCGAACAATTACCAATTTCAGTGCCTACAGCTAAACAAAAGAAAAACTTAGGATTTGGGTGTAATAATGAGACCTAAAGCTGATTCTAAATTGTTATGATTACGTTTTAGAGGTTTATTTCTCTTTAGTTTTAGTGCATTGTTAGATGAAGAAGCATTCTTTATTTCATCCATCTTTTTTGTGTTTGAAATAATGGGTATCATCTTATTTACTACCGGTGTAGTTTCAATATGTTTAGGTTCTTCTATATCCCTTGTTTGATTTTTTCTAAATTCTTCTATCGTCATGTCACCACCAAATTCTTTAAGTGCGAATCTATTTGGTGCTGGTTTTACGGCACCAATTTGATTAAACATTTTTTTACGCATCATCACTACATGTCCACAAATGCGACTACCCATTGTACACCCATATTTGTCTATAGCGTGTGACTTTACACAACTCCATGAACAATAGTTGCCAGCTGTGTAAAATTTGTTTCTACGATCATCGTATTTGTAAGGCATATTTAAAGGTATACCCTCGAAGGTGTGACAACACCACCAACACCACATAAGATAAAGTTATATTATCTCTTTAAGCTTAACATTAAAACACTAATCAATAAACATGAACAAATTAATATTAAACCAGTACCACCATAGGTGAGATAATTATTAACTTTGTTTCTTCTTTCTAACTCTTCGGTATCTTTAGCTCTCTGTGCAGCTGCCGCTAAAGCATTATCCATGAAACTGGTATCCCGCTCTTCATTCCACCAATCAGGTAATGTGGTGACTCTATCTAGATTAAAATTACATTTCACCGCAAGTTGATTGTTTGTATGTGTCCGTATGTCTATATCTTTACCACATATTTGGTATGTGGATTCACAATCACTCTTTACATTTGGTGGGATATATCCACTGTCACACGAACGTGGTCTACAATGACCCTTGGTTTTGAGGATGTTATAAGATGCAACTTCTTCACCTTCTTCTAGTGCAGCCCTCTCCTCGCTGGTACTAAAAGCTTCCTTGTTCTCTTCTAAAACTTTATAGTATGTACACCCAGCTGCATCGGGTTGTATCCCGCACACATTGTTTTTCATATTGTAACATGTACAATGTGAATCACCGGGATTAGCTTTACAATACTTTACCCAAGTTTCGTCGTATTTGTTTGACAACATCACTTGAGAGCATTTGCTATCTCCTTTCAAACGATTCGATGCGTCTGCACCTATTAGGACACTATTAATCGTCTCTGTATCGGGACCCTCCTCATTGAGGCACCACCGAGATCTCATAGAATTAGTTGGATCCCTCGTTGTACCACATGTCACACCACCACCAATTTGAGCATTGTAATTCTCAAGGGATTGACAAAACTCGTCAGCTAGGGTGTCATAGCCAAATGTGGTTTCACACCCAATACTTTTGATGTATTGGAGACCGTAAGCGGTTATAGGCATGGTAGTACGATTTGTGAGGTAATCGTCGCCATACTCCTCTTTGAGTTGTTTGTCAGTCTCTTCACACTGATCAATCTCAAGAGTGGGAGAAGATCCTCCTGTACAGTCTACTAGACCAGACATACACGCAACTGCACCCAATAAAGCCATGATACTCTATTACTTATAAATATTTTATCTAAACCTCCCTCCTCCTGATTTTCCTGAACTCATCACTACTATCAATATTATGATACACAGACACGATGAAAGTGAAGATCCAGATGCAACACCCCCACCCAACATTATATTGGTATCTGTGAAAGATCCCTCGTCCTCGTCCTCGTCGTCGGTAGGATTGTCAACTGGATTGCCATCCGCATCTTCCAACTCACCGGTGTCCGGATCAAACGTATTGTCACCTATAGTACATTTATTGATAACAGTAGACGCGGTCACGTTTTCCATCGTTAAAGCTCCACCCCCACATATACTTATAGGTGATGCACACACCTCGGTCTCATCCACGGGTAAATATTTAGATTCACCTCCCGATTCTGCACATACGGCACCAAAGCACCCTTCGCGGCCAGCCCACATAGGTTTAAAAAAATCGGGTGTATTCGCAACGAGTGGATCAAAATTTAAAGCCTTCTCTGGACACCCCGCGGCATTTGGGTCAGTGTCACACACACCCTCTTTCACATTATAACATGAACACCATTGATCCGCTTTACCGACATCCGTTTGACAGTATGCAGCTGCAAGTTTAGCATAATCATCCGGACCTAAATCTTCTCTCGTACACCACAACTGTTTTATATTTGGCACACTGTCATTACCCACTTCACCACAATATTCAACGGCTATATCATTACCCGCATTTTTTTCAGCACACAACCCACCACCTGGATTGAATGCGAAGTTGTCTACATTATTGCAAAACGTATCCCTCTTAGTTAGTAACCAACTATTCAAACTAGCATGTGTACCTGGGAGTTGACAATCAGGTGTCGTATTAAAAGAGTACAAGCTCGCCGCGCCTTGGGCGCCGTTTAACAGAGCTTGGTTAGTAATTTTGTATGAATTACATGTGGGTCTATTATCTTGTGGTTCTTCTTCCTCACCTGGTGGGTATAAACCACCTACTACTGGGTTATCTGCACCATTACCACTCGCTACATCAACAACGATACCAATAGGTGTGTATGAGACTGCATCTTCAACAGCTCCACCCATGATTTTATATCTATTATCTACTGAGATTTTATTAAATGTCTGGTTAACTTTAATAAAATTGGTTTACTTATATTTTACATTTACAAAGTCTTCACGAGTTGCAAAAGTTCTACATTTTTCTTCTCAGTCGCGAGTGCTAGGATCTTATCAAGTTTGCTCTTATCGTCGGTCATCTTCTTGGCCATACCGTACACAATGAATGCATTGGGTTCGTCCCGGTTCTCAACGTAGAGGACAACCTCCGAAGCACCTTCACTGACTGAAGTACCTTCCAATTTTTCACGTCTCCTGGATTTCATGATGTTCCAAGCCAATATCACAAGGATGGCTACAACCAAGATGACCTGATTGAGTTTCATCTTTTTGAAATTGAGTTTCATTATACATTTCAATAACATTATTTTCTCAGTACACTTTAATAAACCATGGGTGGAGGTGGCTCACAAAAGATCAACCAGACATTTGACATGTCCACCTTAAACCAGAGTGTTTACGAACAAACTACCATAAATCAGAATACATCCATAGCGACGCAAGCTAACATCAATACAATGAATATTAACATGAGAAATATAGTGGGTTGTACCACCAACATCGTCCAGAATATTGATGCTACAGCGAGTTCGAGTTCTGAACTTAACAATACACAAACAACTGCGATTAAGAATGCTATTACCACTGAAATGACAGCAGCAGTCCAGGCACAGGTTGATAAAGTCACAGAGGCGGGTAACTTTCAGTTTGGTGACAAACAAAATGTGAATCAAGAGATTACATTGGCGATTCAAAACATTATTACGAGTACCATCGTACTAGAAAACATCAACAAAACCCTATCGGAACAAGTGAGTATCAACGATGGCGTGTACACCATTGATGGTTATGATTGCACCATATCTGGTGAAATTAACTATACACAAGACATTACAGCCCAAGTTGTTGCGACATTGGTGACTAACAATCTCACAGATGCCATCGCAGAAAGTGATATCCTAAATAAACTCCAAGCCGCCGCGGATGCAGCTGCACTGACGGAGAACAAGGGTATCGCGGATATAATAGCAAAGCTCTTTGAGGGTCTCACGGGTCCTATGAAGTATGCCATGATCGCCTCAGTTGTGTGCTGCTGCATGGTCGTGGTTCTCGCTGTCGTGATGGGACTCTCTCCAGCTGGCCAGAATGCGACTAGAAACATGAGTAAGGCCGCTAGTCGTAAGTTCTAAAAATCATTTATACTAATTCCACACCTATACATATATTCCAAATATGTATACGTAGTTAAAGGTATATTTAAAGAATTATATAATGATTCTGAGTATTGATGTTGGTATAAGGAACTTGGCTATGTGCCTACTTGACGAGGATCACAATAATATCGTTAGGGAGTGGGATGTCTCAGGTGTTCCACCTGAACACAAGGATGGTCTCTATGTATCCCTACGAAAACACTTAGATGAGAAACCTTGGGTACTTGGAGCCAAGACAATCCTCATCGAGAAACAACCCGACCGCAACAAGAAGATGATCTCTGTGATGCATTTCCTTCACGCCTATTTCATTATTAAATGTCCACAAGCTGAAACTATTCTATATGACGCTCGTCACAAGATTCCAGATGTTGCAGGTCCTGGTAAGGCGCAATACAATAAGAGGAAGAAGGTTGCCATAGAGAGGTGTGAAGCATTTATCCGCCAAGATGATGTAAATGCGCATTGGTTAGACACGTTCCTAAAGTCCAAGAAGAAGGATGACTTGGCAGACACTGTCATGCAAGCCCTAAGCTTCGTGAACAGAGTGGAGGTCACACCCGCATCAGCAAAAAAGAAAAAGAGTACAAAGTTAGTCGCTCGCAAACCTAATGAGAATCAGAAGAGGACAAAGTATTCAAAGTCAAATTTAGCATGGATGTATCTCAACAAAGTGGAATGTGAAGTCCTAGAAAATAACAAGAGGTTCATGAAGGATCTCAAGAGATACTATAGGGATATCAAGGACCTCATTACTGATATATTTGTGTAACTATTGTATATATAGAGGTATGTACACCTTTAAATGAATTAAGGAATTGAATATACTATAGTATATACAATGAGTCTTTCTCTTCGCACGTCCGTCCGAATGAATTGCACCAACAAAAAGAATATTGATAAACTCATCAAAGGTAATAAGCAACTTAAATCTACCTTTCGCAGTAAAAAAGCGTACAGGGCTACACATAGGGTCGCACTTGATGAACTTGATACATTCATAGAATTAGTTGATGATGCTATGGATGCTATGAATGATGTTCAAGTTGTTAGCAGAGATGCACAGGAAAAGTTATATAAGCTGTATGACTTCTGCGGAGAAGTACCAATGGATGATAGTTGTGATTATTAAAGATTAGAACGGATAGTATATTATAATGAAGAAAGTATTAGATCATGGATTTGTGGAGTTGGTGGATCACATGCCCCAACAAGACCTAGATAAGGCTATTGTTGATGGAGCTCGCGTAAGTTATCAGACGGGTACTAAGACCACGCGTGGTGATCGTGGTCTCATTCGTTACCTTGTCCGTAATTGGCATACGTCACCTCTAGAATTGGTGGTTTTCAAGTTTCGTATTAAGGCACCTCTATACATTGCTCGTCAGTGGTTGCGGCACCGAACAGCCTCTGTGAATGAGATGTCCGCGCGGTATTCCATAGTTGATGAGGAGTACTATGAACCAGAGATTCTCCGTGGACAATCTGCCGTCAATCACCAAGGGTCGGAGGGTGTTGTAGAAGTTGATGACAAACTCGCAGAGGTCATGTCCACCCAGTATAAGAATGCATTCAAACTCTATCAACACCTTATAGAAAAGGGTGTGTGTAGGGAACAGGCCCGAGGTGTTCTTCCACAATCTACATATACCTCCTTTGTTTGGAAGATGGATCTCCATAACCTCATGCATTTCCTACAGTTGAGGATGGATCATCACGCACAGAAGGAGATCCGCGACTATGCTACAGCCATTTATGAATTGATTCAACCCTTAGTACCTCTATCCATGGAGGCGTTCCAGGACTTTAGGGTGAATGCTATGCAGTTGACAGGACCCGAGATTGATGCAATTGCTGAAGGTAAACCTATTGAATCGCCAGGTGAAAAGAGAGAGTTTGAAGAAAAACTAAAGCGTTTAAAATTAAATGTGATGATATAATAATGAAAAGTTTATCAAGTTTTCTTGGACCCTTTAGTAATCAAACTGAAAAAGCTATCAGGAGTCAACCAATCTTTTTTACCCTCATCATATTGTACCAAGGTCTGTTCTCTGGTAATGCGATAGCTATCCCACAAAATCTTAGATCTCTATTTGAAAGTAAAAGTTTTAGATTCCTATCCCTCATGCTTATCGCGTTTAGCGCTACCAAAGATATAGAGTACGCCCTCATATCAACTATGGTATTCCTCGCTGTGATATATGCCATAAAGACCCCAGAGGAACGTAAGAATACTGGATTTATTTAAAATATTTATAAACTATAAATGGCGCTCGCGAAAACTTTGAGTCTCAATTTTGTGGCTATCCTACTTTTCACACTCCTATACTTCACTTTATCTAAAGCTGGTGGGAGTTCTGAAATGAAAACATTTAACGGGTTAGATGAAAATTCTAGTTTTCTGGATCATCTCTACTTTGCCTTCACCGTCCAGTCCACAGTTGGTTTCGGTGATATTTACCCCGTGAGTCCTATGGCTAAAATTATAGTGATGGCACAACAATCTGTCCTCATCTTGGGTGTTCTCGAACTCCTCTCCGAGGCTGGTCCAACTATCGTTAAACAAATGGTTCCATCTGCGATAAGAAAAATGGTGTAAAAATTATATCCGTTAAAAGTAGAATGAAAGTTCATATAGTAGGAGCTGGTCCATCTGGTATGTCCCTCGCTTGGGAGATACTCAGGTCAGGTGATCACGATATAACAATTTATGATAGAAAGTCTTCAGCGGGTGGATCATGGTGGGAACCCAGTGAAGACGTTAGGGATCTTCACGCACACCGTATAGTTTTTGACAAGGCATTTGTCAATACACAAAGTCTCTTTAGTGAGATGGGAATTAATTGGGATGATATATTTGAACCCGCCCAAAAGGATTTATACAGCTTCATATTACGTTCATTATCCCTAAAGGATTATGGAGCCCTAACATCCCTAGCTACGAGGGTACTCACTAAACCTGAAAAGTATAAGGGTATGTCCCTCAAAGATGCTCTAGGTCAATTGAGTGAGGGTGGTCAACAAGTATTGGAACATCTCCCCCTAATTATAGATGGTGTCACGTGGGATACTATGTCCGCATGGGAGTTTGTAAAGAGTTTTGATCACGTGGGTCTCTCTAAACAATATACCCAAAAGGTTTCTGGTAAGGTGATGTGCGATGCAATGCAGAGAGCCTTAGAAGATGTAGGTGTAGGGTTTGAGTTTGAAAAGGAACTCACAGAAGTTGAATATTTAGAAGATGGGTACACAGCTGAGTTTTCCGATACAACTACAATTAGTGACGGAATGCTTTTCTTGTGTCTAGACAATAGTCCAGCTATAAAGTTTTTGGGGGATAACTGGGGACCCGACGCGGAAAAAAAAGTTCGTGAGAGTACATACGGATGTATAAATATTTTATTTGACTTCAATGAACCAGTTGAACTTGGGGATGATTTGGAGATTGCTGCGACAACTAAATTGAATCTCCAACCAGTTGTATTATCTGATGGTATGACTGTGTCGTGTGTGATATGTGACCTCACCGAAGACATTCTAAAAACGCCACCAGAAGAGTTGAGAAGCCTCGTTTTGGGTGAGTTAGATGTTCCACTACCACGTGAGATTCGTTTTGGTTGGGGTGCAGATTGGGATGGGGAGCGGTGGCAGTTCTCCCAATCGTCAGGGGTCCTAAGCCTTCATGGACAACTCCCCTTCTTCGGTAAGTCCCAAAATGTTGCCATGTGTGGTATGATGTCCCCGAGGAATACACCCTACTCCAGTATTGAAGCGGCCGTGGAGGTGTCAAGGACACTCAGTCACAAATGCTTCGGAACTCGGGAACCATTGAATCCCCTCCTTCTCACACAAGTTTTATCTATGACATTTTTAGTGCTTATAGTTTTAATCCTCATATACCGTAACAGAAACACATGAAGTTTCTAGCAAAAGTACATACACCCATGTATGACCATAACGATAAAAAATACATTCGTTTGGTCATTCCTGAAAAGTACACTGAAATTATAAAACGTATGCAACTCAATAAAGCTTGGTTGGTAAAAAATAGACATATAGACGACCCACTAGATGGTCGTATATTGACAGTGAAAGTTCCATTCCGTTATAGGAGAGTGATGTGTGAGGTCAAAGGGAGACCTGTCCAATCTCTTATAAAAGATGATGAAGTTGAAGTTGAAATAGATTTCAAAGGTGTTTGGAATGTGGGTAATTATAGTGGGTTTTCATGGATAATTAATTCAATTAAATCATATGACATCCAGTTTTAATCCAATTTTTATTGGAACGCGTGTCTTCTTTCTCATGGTTGCTGTGGTGTCCCTCTTCTTGCTCATGGTTGCGGTGGTGTCCCTCTTCTTGCTCATGGTTGCGGTGGTGTCCCTCTTCTTGCTCATGGTTGCGGTGGTGTCCCTCTTCTTTCTCATGGTTACTGTGCGTCTCCTTTTCATCTTCTGGTATAAGTTTCTCAATTCCAGCATCTCTAAAACCCTTAAACGCAAGTGCACATCCCTCTAAGCGAAAAATTTCCTCTTGGATTTCATTCATTTGTGTCTCAATACTATCCCTAAGCCCCTCTTTGTTGGCCTTAAGCTTTTCAATAGCTCTTTCAATTCGTTCAATGTTTTCAGATACAAATACTGTAGGCATTTGTTATATAAAGTTACTAATCTTTAATATAGTAAATGTTGACGCGAACTGGTTATCTTGTTACAGACGGACCAATTCAAGAAATTAAAAAAGACCTTACGGTAAGACCTATTGTCAACGGGGATTATGGATTTCCTCCACCGCCTTTCAAAGTTTTCAGACCAGCTAAGAATGGAGTCTGCGTTCCAAGATTCTACGGAACTGATAAAATTGGAGAACCCAAAGAGGACCGAAGACCTCAACCAGCTCGTTCCAACGCCAAGTTTGTTGGACAACTCAGAGATGCAACACATCAAAATGAAGCACTCGCAGCAGCAATTAAAGCAGGTCATGGCGTCTTGTCTTTACCATGTGGCTATGGTAAAACGACGGTATCCTTGGCCATAGCTTGTAAATTGGGATACAGGACCATGATTGTTGTTCACAAACAGTTTCTCGCAGATCAATGGAGGGAGCGTATCCAACAGTTTTGTCCAGGTGCCACTATTGGTATCGTACAACAAGACAAAAAAGATGTCAATTGTGATTTTGTCATTGCTATGCTTCAGTCTCTCTCCCTCAAAGAGTATAACTTCAGTGATTTTGACTCTGTGGGAACCCTAATTGTAGATGAAGCACATCATATATGCGCAAAGGTTTTTAGTCAATCCCTCTTCAAAATGTGTCCCAAGCATATCTTCGGTCTCTCTGCAACTCCAGAGAGGAAGGATGGTCTCACTAAAGTACTCCACTGGTTCATGGGACCCACATTCTTTGCTGTTGAGAGGAAGAATCAGGAACAAGTGGAGGTGTTCCCTATAACATTTGAATCGTTTAACTACAGAAACCCACCACCCTCCATGAGGAATGGAAAGATTTCAATGCCCAATATGATCACAGAAGTTGTTGAGGATCGGAAAAGGAATCAAATGCTGGTAGAACTCGTGAAGAAAGCTTCAGCTGGTACGAGACAATTACTGTTCCTAAGTGATCGTAGACAACATTGTGAGATGCTTCACCAATGTTTCCCAAAGACTTCTGGTCTCTACATGGGTGGTATGAAAGAGGCAGCTTTACAAGAGTCCTCAAAGAAGAAAATCATCTTCGCGACGTTCAGTCAAGCCCACGAGGGTCTAGATATCCCAACCCTAGACACGGTTATTTTAGCCTCACCCAAATCTGATATCACACAAAGTATTGGTCGTATCATGAGAGAAACAGAGGGTAAACAGAACAATCCACACATCTACGACGTTCACGACCCATGGTCTATCTTCACTGCTATGTATTTCAAGAGAATGAAGATCTATAGACAAGGTGGTTTCAAAATACATGGTAAACCAGTTGAGGAAAAGAAGGAGGAATTCCCTCAGGGAAAGTGTCTGTTTTTATAATCTGAACATCTATTAAATGTCCGGTGCATTAATTCAACTTGTCTCCAGGGGTGCACAAGATGTTTATCTCAATAGTGAAGAGGGGCATTCTTTTTTTCGTATGAAGTTTACTCGGCATACAAACTTTTCTCAAGCTCCCAAGTTAATTAAAACTATTACGGACAAGGATCCAGTTTTTACGGTACCTGTTTTAGGTGACCTCGTAAATTGTTTATGGTTTGAGGGTCTTGACAGAAACTCTAATGTCTCTTCAAATCTTCTTTATAACTCAACAATTGATCTTTATATAGGGGGTCAAAAAATAGATTCTCAACACTATGACTATTATGCCGATATATGGCCCAATTATCTCGCAGAAACCTGGACAAAATCACAAGAACTTACAAATAAAACGAGTATATCTAATAGAAATTTTCAACCACTTCATTTCTTTTTCTGTGACCACGGTGCATTTTTACCCCTAGTGGCACTTGCACATCATCAGGTAGAAGTTAGAATTGAATTTGACCCGAGTAGTTTATCTGGATATAGTGAGTCCCAGAAAAGAATCAATGTGTATGGAAACTATATATACTTAGACAGGGAAGAAAGAGAATCCATGGTCAAGAGACAAATGGATTTCGTAATCACACAAACACAAAAAATAGATTTTCCAGTTTCAAATGTATTTAATAATCAAATAGAATCTGGTGGGTATAATGACATAGATCTCTCACAATTTAACCACCCAGTTAAATCTATATTTTTTGGATACAGTGCCACTAATATTGACCCTACAAATGACCGTTTTACGTTTAAAACTGGCGATATACAAATTAACGGTACACCATTACTTGAAAATATGTCACCAACTTATTTTCACACAGTACAAAACTATTATAAGTCTAAATATGGTGTAATAGATTTTAGAGTTGATTCTGAAGATCTCATGTATACGAGATATTTCGTCTATCACTTTGGTCTAAATGCATCAGACTACAATCCTTCAGGTAGTTGCAATTTTAGCAGGCTTGATAATGCCAAACTCATATTACGTGGTGTAGAAAAGGGTGCTCTTAGAGTAGATCAAAAAGATATTTATGTATTCGCTGTGAATTACAATGTTCTCAGGATCAAGGATGGTTTAGCTGGAATTTTATTCGGAAACTAATGTATAAATGGGAAGAACAGCTAGGTTTGAACAAATCTATGTTGCCAGTCTAGAAGCAGAACCCGTTGAGAGTGAAACACTTACAGGTGTTAACAGTATTTTAACTAGGGAAATTGAAGCAAATGAAATCAAGCTTATTGTAAATGATGGAATCAAGGGTCGTTTATCTCTGGCAAATACGACACCAACGAAACAGTTTTCTGTAGGTGATAAACTTTTTATAGATAAAGATGATGATATTGTATGGAATCTAAAAGCTTCTGGTGCAGCGGATCGTATATTTGTTAATAATCAGCTCTCTGTGGGTACAACTAACCCCACAAATGCTTTTCAAGTAAATGATGGTGCAGGGGTAAAGGTAAATATTGATTTGAGTGGTCGTGATCTCATGACAGTAAATGGTAACCTCGTGGCCACAAATGTCATTATTAATGACCAGCTTTCATTCGGTTCAAATCTCATAGTTGATGGTACGGCCTCCAATATCATCACTGTGAATGGTGGTATGGCTACAAAGACCTTAAGCGTCGGATCCAATGTCATAATAACTGATAGTGATGCGAATGGTGGTAGCGCCGCGTATCCCAATAATGTAGCTGTGATCACAGGTAATGTTACCATTGATGGTGGAATGTACGTCTACGGTAATACCCGTATGTATGGTAATCTTTTTGTAAAGGAAACCGCAACATATGAACGTGTCGTAAATTTAGTTGTTTCTGATACAACTATCACATTCGGTGAAGGTAATGATGGTACGAATGACCCAACGTTACTATTTACACATGATAAAGATGAATCAAATGTCGCTTTTGGTTTTAGAGGTGGTCCTAGAGGGAGGGAAATGACTTTGTTCCAAACGACCGGTGGTCCGTTGGATTCATCATTCACAGTAGATGATACGCTATCTACAAATCTTCACATATTCGGTGATATATATACATCAAATGCAGTGGGTGTAGCAAACATATATCCAACACACGACCTCTGTGTGGGTTCTAACCTCTTTGTTGAGGATACAGGATCAAATGTTTTAGAAGTACACGGTAACACATATACACGTGGACTGAAAGTTGGACCCGGTGGTATCGTTGTAAATGGAAATTTACTTACTATAGAACCTGGTACGCTAACACCTGTGGTGATAAACAGTAATGTGAAGATGAATGCTTTGCGTACGACGGGTGCAGCACCCTCGGGTATATCCAATTTGGCACCCACCGATACATTGGCTATTGGAAATAAGTTATACGTCAATTTAACCGCCGCAAATACACTCACTATATTTGGCAATACGGTGACAACAAATCTTATTACACAATCTATTAGTTCAACATCTAATATAACAATTCACAGTGACAGATATGGTGATGATAGTCTCGTAAATCCACTTATCCTTAAATCTGGACCAACTTCCTCAAATGTAAGTTCTATTGAGATATATGGTGCGAGTACATCCAATACTCATCAAAATATTATATTCAAAACCAGAAATGATGAGAAAATGAGAATTACATCAAACGGTCAAATTGGTATAAATACAACAAATCCAACGCAAAAGCTTACTGTAAATGGAAACGCTTTTGTTATGGGTAGTAACGTGATGATGTTTGGAAACTTATGGGGAGGTTCAAACTATTCGCTCGTAACTTCATCCTTTTTAACCTCTAATACCTCTATGCAAATGTTTTCAAGTCGTGATGTAGGTGAAAACAAAGTTGAAAATATCGTTGGAACAGGTAAGGGTCTCAACTTTTATGCGAGTACCACACCCATTATGGGTACTCCAAAATTGACCATATTGGAATCAAGTAATGTAGGTATTAACACTCAAACACCTGAGAGTACGTTCCACGTAAATGGATTGACTTCATTCATAAATAATCAAGTCACTAGACGGAACGGGTATAATCATTTGGGAATACCGCTAGTAGTCAGTAATGCACAACCTATTACGAGTACTTCAGAAGTAGTACCCGTGTTACATCTAGCTAGAGAGGGTACCGGCTCTGAACATGCTGCGAAAGCTGCGTTTCATTTAGGAAAGCATGAAAAAAGTGCTGGAACTTCACATAGTAGACTTGACATTGTAATGGGAGATGCCGATTACGCCGTGGATACCAGTGTTATGACAATTTTGAGTTCCGGTAAAGTTGGTATAGGTGTTACACAACCAGAATCCCATCTAGAAATCGCATGTACGGGTATAGCAGATCCTACTGAAAATGGTATGCTTGTTCACAACAAAACCTCTGGTGACGCTATATTAGCGGCGCAAACCAATTTGGCGAATGGGAACGCTTTCACCTCCTATATACAAACAGATGGTGTAACCCTCTCTGGGTGGTCCACTGGTGTGGCGGGTGCTGATGGTGATTTTAGAATTATAAATAACCACGCAAAAGTATCAAGTAACGCCACAGTTGGTTTATATATTAGTGGAGCATCTGGTGATGTAGGTATAGGGACAGAGGTACCTAGGGCTGCTCTTGAAGTCAGTGGTAATCTGGTAATTGGTCACGAATTATCATTTGGTGGTGTAACTGGACAGTTGTTTGGTAATACTCGTATTATAGAGAGACGTTACACCACGGCTCAACCTAGAACCGAATTGTTACTCTTTAAGGGTAATGACGGTGACGGTGGTGATACTGCACCTGATAGAATCAGACATATCGCGGCTGAACACGTGTTCCAAACATATAATAGTTCTGAGAAAGACTTTTATGGTACCGGGGGAATTCTAGCAACTGCAGATGCTAAAGGAAACTTCCCCCTCTGTATCACAGCTCAACAAGATCCTGGTATTGTTGTAATTGGTGGTAATGGAGATACAGCCGCTAATCGTGGAGTGGGTACTAAATTAGTTGTTAATGGTGATATAGAGTTCGATGGTGGTGGTTCGTTCAAACTGTCCGGTTTAGAGTTTTCTACCTCAGATGCAGGTTACAATATTATTAGGAATGTGAAGGATGGCGCTACACGTCGTCCACTTACATTTGTTCATGAACTCACGAGTCTTCTTGACTCTGAGTTTGCACGCTTTGATGAAGATGGGAGATTGGGTTTGGGTACCACGTCACCAACGTCTAACATACATGTGTACGACACAACCCCTGGTGATGTGGATATCATGAAACTCCAAAGTATTGGTAACGATAAACAAACCAATGTACTTCTATACACTAACGAGGGTGAAGGTGGTATAATCAGGGGATTCAGTAACCTTGAAAATGAAACTACGGGACTCGCTCTAGCTGTAGCCCATAACAGTACTATTACACCTTGTATTAATATTGTTAATACGAGTAATGTAGGTGTGGGAACACCATCACCCGCGCGTCAGTTCCATGTTGTTGATCATAGAAATCCACTTCTTGGTGGTACAGGGGTTATGAGAGTAGAGAGTATATCTTCAAATGCCAGTATAGAGTTTACTACCTCTGGTGGTAACTCTAACATTTATGCGGATAGAACCGGTAATGTATACATTCAGCCATCACAAATTGGACGACCTACAACACATATAACAAGTAATCTTGTAGTAAATGGTGATTTGGCGGTAGCTGGAAACATTAATTTCGCACTCATTGCTGTAGGCTTGGGTGGTGAAACGGCCGATACAGATCTTGAAGTTGGTGGGGGTTCAATTATAGGCTCTAATGAAGTTTCTCGTAAAACGTATTCTAAGGCATTTTCTATCGGCGCAGGTAATGCTAAAAATATACAAATCATGTTTGGTCAGGGTTCTTTTTACGCAAAGATAACCATTATACTGCGGAGAACTGATGGATCAACGGTTGGGGATTTAAGTACCCTAGTCTTACATGTACAAGGTGGAACTGGCGACGCGTCACAACCAGCATTGGATGTAGCAATTGGAGAAACGACGATATTTGGTGACAACACAAATGCATTTCCATGGGATCCTCTAATGGATACTGGTCAAAGAGGTATAAGTATATCTCCTTTAAACACTGCTACTCTGCGTGAATACTCATATGATATTTTCATAGAACTAACGACCGCGTGTGGCGGAAAAGTTACAAAAATAACCAGAGATCTTACACAACCAACAAGACTTGATGACGGTGATGGTGGTCAAACTGATATGACAACTTTTGACTACTAATCAATTTTACCATTTAGGGAAAACCCAAAGGTAGAATCAATTTAAAATAATTTTATGCCCTGATGGAATCAGAGACGGCTAGGAATAGAACGCCGACAATGAAAGCCATGACGACATAATTACACTCACTTTCTTCGAGGCCAGCTTCAGGCTTGACCTCGGCCTTCTTTGTCACGACAGGTTGCTCCTGTCGCACATGAGGTTCCATATCCTCCAAAGGACAGTAACCTATCATTTATACTCTACTTAGAGATTAATTTCCGTTTTCTTCTTTCGGCGGGTTCTCTTTGGCTTGGATGCACCGACAGATACCTCCTTGACTTCACCGCCAGTGGACTCTCCTGAAATAGAGACAATATCAGAGACGTCATCGTCGTCCTCATCCTCATTCTGTAGTCTAGTTGTGTTCATTGGTGGTGGAGGGGGCATCATCACACCCCCCATGAGGCTGGAGATGTCAATTCCAGGACCCTGCATCTCATAGTTACCAGTACCACCGACGGGTGCTGCATCAGCAGATCCAGAAGGTGCACGGGTTGTGTTTTGAACCGCAGACATCATGTTCTTCACAAGATCTGGGTTCTGCTTGAGAACATCGTTCATATTGGGGAGGGCGCTCTTGAACATAGAGTTCGTGAGGTGGAACATCATCGCCGAACCACCTAACATCATGATGAGCTTGACCTCTGGTGCGACATTGACCTTAGATCTATACTTCACATAGAGTTCTTCAAAGACACCATCATAGTCATCCACCCCCTCCATCACAGACTCAGACCAGCCCTCCAGTTGAATCTCAAAGGGGTTGTAGCGTTTATTAAGGAACTCCAAGCCAGTCACACAAGCCACAAGCATACGACGGGAAAACCGAACAGACTGTTCAACGTCAATACTGTATGTAATTCTCTTGACTTCTGTACGAAGTTCTTCAACATTAGAGTAGGCGTTCAACCTCTTATTGACAGAAAAACCCTTCTTTTCAAGCCGACCCAACTTGTTAATGAGGTCCGCTTTCTCTTCATCCACCGAGTTGTACCCCTTGGATGGCATCTCACTCTGGGGTCCAGGACCCTCGCCGGCGTCATCAAAGAACATTGGTTCATCTTCACCGTAGTCAATTTCCTCATCCATGTGTGGTTGGGTGGGAGCTGATTGTTTGTTTGGATTCACAAAGGCATCCATAGATTCTTGATGTTGCATTTGGGGTGGAGGTGGTCTACTAGCTACAGGGCGTCGCACAGGCTGAGGACGAGCAGTAGATATTTCAATCTCATCCATGAGAGCCTGTTCATCTGCATCTAATTTCATCACATTAGTAGTTCCACGATCAATGACAATTTCTTCGTCCATCTACTCTCTGTAGGGAAACTATTAAATTACCTTTAACGCACTTTTAAAAAATATATTTGTACATTATAAATGTATAAGCTTAACCGTTCCAACCGTAATGCTCTGATCAGTATTTTCACCCTGGTCGCTGTGATCTTTGTTCTCGGAATTTTCAAAACCACCAGCAAGTATCAACCTAGACCAATTGTCATCAAAACTGTTAACGATAAATCAATCTTTGACCTTGAAGATCGCATCGAGTGTGTCCCTGGTCACACCAGTGAGGGTAGCGCTTACACCAAGAGTCTGACTCCAGGTGGCCTCTGTGGTGCCCAAAAACTCGTGTCCGAGCAAGCTGGCTACGAGATTGAGGATGGAATTGGTGGATCTTTAATCTAAGTTATTATAAATGGCTTTGGTTACTTCCCCCCAAACTATTCCAGATCTTGATCATGAATATCATATCATAACCACCGATTCTATTGGTCAAGACAGCGCCAACACTTTTACTTGCCACCTCCAGCAGCCCCTCAAGAATGTGGTTCAGGCTAGACTCCTCGCAGCTCATATTCACTCCAATGTTGTAACAGAACACTGTTATGTTTCCATTGACGAGCTAGATACCATCTTTAACGACAGGGCTTCTAATGTTCTCACAGGTCAATCCCACATGAGTATGATTAGGGGTTCTTTCGCGAGTATCATCACGGATGGTACAACACATGATGGCGGTAATTCATTGATCTCATTTAAGGATAATTACCCCATCGTGACTCAGTATATAGACCCTATTAGAAGAATTGATCGTCTCGGTATTACGATTAGAGATCAGAACGGCGCCACCATCAAAAATTCTACGGATAATGGTGCTAATTTTTTAGTTTTTAGATTTATGTGTAGAAAACCAAACTTGTAATTTTCTCCCTTTAAAGTAGTAATAACATGTCTTCGGGTATAGTTCAACTTGTAGCTATCGGCGCTCAGGATGAGTACATCATGGGTAACCCAGAGATATCGTTTTTTAATTCCACGTTTAAAAGACATTCTAATTTTTCACAATCCGTTGAGAAGCAGACGATACGCGGAGATGTGAAAAATAATTCAATGTCAAGTGTCCAGATTGAAAAGTCTGGTGATATGCTTGGCTACATCTATATGACTATAGATGATACAAATCAAGCTTTAGATACTTCTCGTTGGGATCTTCTCATTGATAAAATTGAACTCCTGATAGGTGGTTCTGTCATTGATACACAAGATTCCATTTTTACCGAAAAGATTGCCATAGATACATTTGCTCAAAATGTTTCTAGAAGTGCACTCGGTACACACCCTGGTGTGAGTGCACGTTCTTACTTTTACCCCCTTCGCTTCTTCTTTTGTGAGGGTCCACAGTGTGCACTCCCTCTCGTGGCTCTCAACTACCACAATGTTGAGCTTAGAATTCACTGGGGTGAACAGGCAGCCAACTATAATTTTGAAATGTATGCAAACTACTACTATTTAGATAACGAAGAGAGGGGTAACATGGCTACCCGAACCCACGATCTTCTGATCACACAGGTGCAGAAAAATATCCCAGGTGGTGAGACCACACAGGATCTGATATTCAATCACCCAGTTAAATATCTCGCGTCGTCTGATACCCGTATTGACGGTGCCCTCACTTCACCAACAAATAAAATAAAATTAAGCATAAACGGAGTTGAATTAACCAATTATAAATGGGGTAAACCCCACTTCATTGATGTTATGAGCTACTATCATACAAACAATGTGACATCCCCAGATTTCTTCCTCTACTGCTTCTGTCTCATTACAAGTTCACTTCAACCAACGGGTACCCTAAACTTCAGTAGAATTGAATCAGCCAAAATCATGAGTGAAACTTTACCTATAGAAGACCCAATTTATGCAGTCAACTACAATATCCTTCGTGTGCAAAATGGGATGGCGGGCCTCCTCTATGCAAATTAATTTACCACCCTATATTAAATGGTCAAGAACTTGCCGACAGTGGAGAGATCTACCAAGATTAGGTTTGGTAAGAATGTCCCAGATTCCACTGATCAGGAGGAAAATACCATTGTCTTCAACGCGGGTAATGTTTTAGTTCCAACACCATATAGTAACGCTGTATATTTGTCACCTATCAGGAACAGGAGTAATTATCAAGCTCCCGAGATTGTACTTCTAATGTATGACCGAAATACAAAGGAAATTACAGAATCTGGGGAATCCGCAAATGCCCTAATAGGTGGTGTGACACTTAATACAGCTGTACAACGCTCCAATGCAACATCCAACACTGTTCAGTTTGTGGGTGGGGGTATGTTAAATAATAACGTTGGTTTCGTCACAGATTCAAATGTTGGTATTTCAAACTTAAATCCCCAACATACATTGAGTGTTGGTTCAAACCTCTACGTAGATGAGTTTGGTTCAAATGTCCTCGTTGTTTCGGGTAATGTCGCTATTTTAGATAACCTCGTTGTTGACGGAAACTTGACTGTAAATGGTGGTACAACAGTAATTATTACAGAAAATCTTTCAGTTGGAGATGCAATCATAGAAATAGGGAGAAACAATACATCGGAAGATACGACCCTTGATTTGGGTCTCCTCATGCATCGTCCAGAGACAGAGTCAAATGTAATCATTGGTTTTAGAGAGAGTTCTAATGAGTTTGCCATAGCCTATACAGAGGCATCTCCACATGATAAAACATTCACACCAAAGACTGACGAAGACATTAATGTACATGTGTATGGTCTAACCCACGTGGATGCTAATATTTACGCCCATGAAGATCTCCTTGTTACGGGGAATGTTTATGTTTCTGGAAATGTTTCTATTACTGAAGAATTGACTGTCTCCAACAATGTCTATGCTGATAAGGACCTTGAAGTTATGGGTAACGTCTATGTAGATGGAAATGTTGTAGCCTACAAGGATCTCCTTGTCAGTGGGAATGTATATGTTTCTACAAATGTTGATATTACCGAAGAACTCACTGTTACGGGAAATGTATATGCCGATAAGGACCTAGAAGTTATGGGCAATCTTTATGTAGATGGAAATGTAACCATTGACTCTACAACCCTTCACGTGGATGTGGAATCTAATCGTATTGGTTTAGGTACGACATTACCGGGTTATACATTAGATGTTAGAGGTACATCTAATGTTGGAGTTTTGACATCTCCGGATGTTACAATAACAGATGGAACTCACTCTACTTCTAAAGATACAGGTGCTTTAATTGTATCAAATGGTGGTCTAGGTGTTGAAGCTAACATCCATTCTACCAATATTTTTGCGTTATCGCACATTACTGTTGGAACTTCAGATACTGTGTATGCTTTAGATGTTAGAGGTACATCCAATGTCGGAGTTTTGACATCCCCGGATGCTACTATAACAGACGGAACTCACTCTACTTCTAAAGATACAGGTGCTTTAATTGTATCAAATGGTGGTCTAGGTGTTGAAGCTAACATCCATTCTACAAATGTTTTCGCGGTTTCCCACATAGGAGTGGGTACTTCAGCTACTTCTAACACTTTTGATGTTAGAGGTACAGCCAATGTGGGCGCTCTTGTTACAACATCAACTCATGTGTCTGACAGTACCCAATCCACTTCAACAACAACCGGTGCCCTACAGGTAACTGGTGGTGTAGGTATACAAGGGGAGGTTCATTCTAGTAATATATTTTCGGCTTCCGATACAGATGGAAAGTCTATTTTGGGGAGAGTAGCTTTAGGAAGTCTCGGTGTTTCGGGTACTTCCGACCAAGCTGCATTTTCACATATAGACATGGCATCGGTATCTAATTTTGCTGTTAAACAAAGTGCTTTAGGTACGACACATGTTAATGCAAAATCCGGTCAACACATCCGTTTATCAATAGGAGCGAGTGAAAAAGCCAGATTGACAAGCGATGGTGATTTTTATGTAAATACAGATACATTATATGTTGATGCGTCAGAGTCACGTATTGGTATCAAAACAATCTCACCTGGTCAACCACTAGATGTGAGGGGTGCCGCAAATGTTGGTGTTTTGACAGTGACAAGTGGTAGCGTCACAGATGTCACCCACTCCACTTCCAAGGATACAGGTGTCCTAGTAATAACTCGGGGTGGCCTCGGTGTTGAGTCTAACATCCACTCTACAAATGTATTTGCCACATCCCATATTGGTATTGGTACTTCTGCGACATCAAATACGTTTGATGTGAGGGGTACAGCCAATGTAGGTGCTTTAGTTGCGACTTCTACCCATATTTCCGATTCTACGGGGGCTACCTCCAAAAGTTCTGGTGCCCTCCAGGTGACCGGGGGTGTAGGTATTCAAGGAGATCTATATGCTACCCATGCCAATCTCGAGGATGTTGAGGCAGATAGTATCACAGTTACAGATGCAACTCACTCTACCTCCAAAGATACAGGTGCCCTCATAATAACCCATGGTGGCCTTGGTGTTGAGGCTAACATTCACGCCACAAATGTATTCGTGACATCTCATATAGGTGTGGGGACTTCTGCAACTTCAAATACATTTGATGTGAGGGGGACAGCTAATGTGGGTGCTCTGGTATCTACGTCTACTCATATTTCCGATTCTACAGCAGCTTCCTCCAAAAGTTCTGGTGCCCTCCGGGTAAAGGGTGGCACTGGTATACAAGGTGCTCTCCACGCGGCAGATACAACTCTGGATAGTGTGAAACCACTTAACATATCAACGGGTACCATACCCTTTACGGATGCAGGTAAAAAATTAATTGATTCTATCATTACTCAAGATACTGGGGGTAATATCTCAATCTCTGGGAATGTAGAAATCACCGGTAATATCTCTGTGTTGGGTAATTCATTTTCGATTACATCAAGTGATTTGATCATTAATGATCGTATTATTGACATAGCAAATAATAATGTATCAACTACATTGGATGTTGGTATTCTCATGGAACACCCCGATAAGAATATATTCATTGGTCACCACACTAGTCCTCATGACCACTTTTCGATAGGTTACACAGATGCGGGATACTCAGCTGATCAGGTGGAATGGACTGGTACAGATCACATTACGGCAAATGTGTGGGGTCACCTTATCACACAGAATACCGTGACAGTTCAATATGGAAATGTATACATTGTTGATGGTGGCCTCGGTATTGGAATTGGGGATGGTGAGAATGACGATGTTCCAGACTCAAAATTGTATGTGACTGGTAATGCCCACTTTACTTCAAATATATCTACTGCCTCAAATGTCCTCATTACTGGTATAGCTACAGCCACTTCAAAGACGACGGGTGCCCTCCAAGTGACTGGTGGTGTAGGTATATCGGGAGACATTTATGCAACTGATGCCAATCTTGAGAATGTAGAGGCTGATAGTGTCACAGTTACCGATAACAGTACATCTACAACTAAAGACACTGGTGCTTTAATTGTATCAAATGGTGGTGTGGGTATAGAAGAAAACCTGAATGTTGGTGGTTTTACCAAGGTTTGGGATAATAGTACATCTACAACGACAACTTCAGGGGCCTTAAAGGTTGTTGGTGGTGTGGGTATAGTAGAAAACCTGAATGTTGGTGGTTTTACCAAGGTTTGGGATGATAGTACATCTACAACGACAACTTCGGGGGCCTTAAAGGTTGTTGGTGGTGTGGGTATAGTAGAAAACCTAAATGTTGGTGGTGTTACCAAGGTTTGGGATGATAGTACATCTACAACGACAACTTCGGGGGCCCTAAAGGTCGCTGGTGGTGTGGGTATAGTAGAAAACCTAAATGTTGGTGGTGATCTCAAGGTAGATACTTCTGTATTAGTGGTAAACTCTACAACAAATCGTGTTGGTATTAATAAAGCAACACCGGGTTACGCCCTCGATGTTGATGGTGATATTAACTTTAGTGGTACTTTCAGAGAAGACGGTAATCCCTTTATTAGTACACCATGGACTATTGAAACGGGTCCAGATGCATTGAGTTACACAGCTGGTAATGTTGGTATTAATAAAGCAACACCTGCGTACACCCTAGATGTTGATGGTGATATTAACTTTACTGGTACTTTCCGTGAGGATGGAGTGCCATTCGTGAGTACACCATGGACTATTGAAACTACTCCAGACGCACTCAGTTACATAGCTGGTAATGTTGGTATAGGTGAGGCTACTCCCGATGCAACACTACACGTCACAGGAAATGCATATGTGACAACTAATTTATTTGCCTCAAATGTTTACACTTCGGGTGGTCTCATCACAAACACTGCGGGTACTGCGAAGAAGACATACTCTCACACAGGAACTTTACCAAATAATGCTACTATAGCAAATGGAACATTTGGTATCGTTTTCTCAAACCACGTCTTCCAAGCAAAAATATACGCAGTATTAGTTGAAGGTACGGTTACCGTGAGTAGCATTACACAAGATTGTTGTGGTGGTCATATAACGGGTGGTACACCTGCGACTATAACTTTAGGTAGTACAAATGTAATTGGTCATAGTGGTTACCCTTGGGATACAGTAGTAGCATCCAATGGAACCACTGTAACTATTAAAGCAAAACAAATTCTTGTCGGCGCTGGGAATTACAATATATTTGTTGAGTATCTCTCAGCGCACACGGGTGGTAGAGTGTTGAAGTTCACGGAAGGTGGTTCAGATGAAATTGTGTTTAACTATTAAATAATCCGTAAAATATTGACTTAAAAAAAGACTGGTATTAATAGTATGACTACAAGAATTAAAACGTTCGGTGGCAACATTGGTATTGGTACAGATGATGCAGGGAGTTTTAGATTAAATGTAATTGGAGATGTCAAAGCAGACTCTCTAGTTATTAATGGTGTAACCAATTCCCAAATCCCTATCGGTTTAATTGCACCATGGTATGGAACAGTTGCATCAATCCCAACAGGGTGGGTTTTATGCAACGGCGCAACTGGTATAACTAGGAGTGATGGGGGTGGAACAATTGACACCCCAGATCTTAGGGACCGCTTTGTCAGAGGAGTTACTAGTACTCCCCAGGTGGGTCAGACCGCTGGCGCAAATACTATAACATTGTCAGTAGCTACTCTCCCCCCTCACACACACACATTTACAAGTCAAGATGGTGGTTTGTCACACCAACACCCACTTGATGACAAAGCTATCTCACACGCTCATGGTCAGATGGCTCAATCAACTGCGCCCCATAATCACGCAACTTCGCAGAATGCTAATATGGCTCATAATCATGTTCTAGACACGAAGAGCATACCACATGCACATAACAACCCTGGCCCTCTAGGTTACAGCAATATACCCCATAACCATGGTTCATTGACAACAAACGATGTCGCACACGTTCATGGAATTCAGAGAAGATACTCTAATCCTGCTCGTGGCAACCTTGTTTCCCGAACAAGGGTCCAATCACCTGATGTCAACATCAACACTGGCACCAGTAATATGCCTCACGACCATGGTTCATTCGGCGATGGGCAAGCACCTCATACCCATGGGCAAGCTGAGTCAAATGTTCCTCACGACCATGGTATTACTAATAGCCACGCACCTCATACTCATGGAAATACAGGTGCCGCAAATTCTCTTCACGACCATACTATTTCAACTAATAGCGCTGTAAATCACAGTCATACTACACAAACCAATACCAGTACAGCTCACGCCCATACGGGTACCACAGCCTCAACTGGACAGGCGACTGCCATCACAATTACAAATCCAT